AAAGATATTGAAGAAGTATCTAAGACCGTTGCTAAGAATGTACCATCGTATCCCCCATACAATATCAAACAAGTAAGCAAGAACAAGTATGTCATTGAGATGGCAGTTGCTGGTTTTGCCAAGTCTGATATTGAAATCACACTTGAAGGTAATAAATTGGTCATCAAAGGTTCTGCAAAAGAAAATGAACTTAAAGAAGAAGAAAATTTCTTATTTAAGGGAATTGCTAACCGTGATTTTACACGTTCATTTACATTGGCTGACAAGATTGAAATTGGTCAGGCTGAAATGGTAAATGGTATGTTGCGTGTGTGGTTAGAAAATCTTGTGCAGGCTCAAGATACCATTAAGAAAATTGCCATTAAAGAAAAGAGTGAATAATGAACTGGTGGCCTGTATCCGATGAGGAATGGGAACAGTTGAATTATCCAAAAAGTCGGTAAACATATAGGGGGATCTTGACAGACCCCCTATTCTATGTTATTATGGTACATATTATGAAAAAAGTGAAATCTATCTTAAAAAAAGTCCGCCCCAGAAATGGTACGGACATCTTCTATACTTATTCCAATTGGGAATTACATGAAATCAATGGGGAAAAATTTATTCCTGTTGTTAAAGAAGTGCCTGATCCAAACAAAAATCAAGTAGTGCATTTTATGAAAAAAGATAGTATGGAGTATGTGAAATGACAATTCTTACAAATTACCAATTAATGAACAATCAAAAAAGAAAATTTGATCCTAAGAATAAAAAGGATTTAGAATTGTTTAAAAATTTTTTGGCAAATAGTAGTTGGGGTGAACCATGTCCTTTTATTTTAGAAGAACCCCATACAATTATTCCAGAGATGTTAAAAGACAAATACATTCGTAGCCAATTTAACATTCCTGAACCTATGGCAGAAATGTTAAAATGAATTGGTTACGGTATTCAGGATGTAACATTACATTGAAACTAAATCCGTTTCATTGGAGATTACATTGTGATTATAATAAAACAAATGAAGTTTGGGAAACAGACGCTTTCATCCTTGAATTATTGCCCATAACAATTAGAATATGGTTAGATGACGGTAGTTGGTAATCGATTGGGCCGGTAGCTCAGTTGGTTAGAGCAGCGGACTCATAATCCGTTGGTCAAAGGTTCAAGTCCTTTCCGGCCCACCATAAAATATTTCACCTGGTGAAATCAGTTTTACTCCTAAATATTAGTATCCTAGGAGAGTTTTAAATGCAGCTCAGTATAGTTGGATGTCCAGATAAAAGACGTTTCCGTCCATATGTGAAACGTGCGGCTAAATTTTATGCCGAAGAATTGATGACCACAAAAATGTTGGAAAACATCTACATCAAAATCAAGTTTGATTCAAAACTTGATGCTTTAGGATATGCAGGAGTCATTGATTATAATGACAGCAATAAACCTAGAGAATTTGAAATAGAGATAAATCCTCTGGCAGGTTCACATGACATATTGGAGACCATAGCACATGAAATGGTACATATTAAACAATATGCTTATGGTGAAACGAATGAATATGGTACACGGTGGAGAGGTCAAAGAATCAATACCGAAAACCTAGATTATTATGATGAACCATGGGAAATAGAAGCTTATGGTTTATCAACAGGATTGTTTAGTAAGTTTGTGATTAAAGAGAAGTTGTGGGAAGTATTTACGGATATTCGTAATCCGGATGATCCATTAAAACCCGAACCTATTGCTTGGAAAAGTATACCACAAATAAGTATTGACAATCAACCTATATAATGTTATGATTTAATTATGCGGTGAGTGATAGCACGATACAAGAAACCCTCTTGTATTACCTGAGCATAGCAGTGGCACCGCTCCAAATTCAAAAGGACTATATCATGGCAACTAAAGGTAGTAATCAGAAATCCCGTAAAGCAAATCCCATGTTGACCAAAACCGGCAAGCCAAGATTAGGTCCATTGAATCTAAAACAACTCAATGATATGTTGGAAAAGTCTAGTAGACCAAAAGACAAAGCTAAAATTCAAAAACGCATCACCGAATTGACTTCACGGCCCCTTTAGTTAAATGGTATAACGCTAGATTTGTAATCTTGAATTGTTAGTTCGATTCTATCAAGGGGCACCATCATATGAATGAAGAAATAAAAGTTGATAAACCCAAATCAAATTGGGGTAGAATGTTAACAAAACAAGAATTAATTGATTTACTTTTACGACTTGAAGTAAAAAGCCAAGCAAGAAAAAATAAAGAAAAATAAATTTTATTGATTATAGTTATTAAAAAATATCATAAAGGCAATAACTATTTTTAATCAATTTGAGTGATATATAAGTTTTTAACTATGGAGAAATCATGTCAATCACTATTAAGAATTTAGAAAGCGCCTTGGCGGGTGAAAGCCAAGCACATATCAAATATCGTTACTTTGCCAAAATTGCTCGTCAAAATGGCCATGAAGAAGTAGCAAAACATTTTGAACATACAGCTGAACAAGAACTACTTCATGCATGGAGCCATTTAGAATTACTTATTGGTAAACCATCTACGAAAGAGTGTTTAGAAAAAGCCATTGAAGGTGAAACATATGAGTTCACTACAATGTATCCTCATTTCTATGAGAATGCTGTATCAGAAAAGAATGCTCAGGCTTCAGTTGAGTTTGTTGAACAAATGGCTGAATCAAAAGAACACGCAAATCAATTTAAACAAAAACTAGATGTATTAGAGAAAGCAGAGAAACGTTTTGCTGCTCTAAAGAAAGTTGAAGAGCGTCATGCAAATGCTTATAAACAAGTATTGGAGGCACTATAATGACAGCAGAAATATTACACATCTGTATTGTTTGTGGCCATAAACATGATGAAAAGACCGAAGGTAAATGGGAAGAATTACCAGATGACTTCTTGTGTCCAGAGTGTGGCTGTGGCAAAGAAGAATACTATGATGATCTTTGGTACCAGGTTTAATAAAAAGTCTGGAATCGCCGGAGCCACCGAAAAAATTCCGGCGATTTCCAAGTTTTAAATTTTGATTTTTGTTTTTGAGATATATAATATAGCGGGGTAGCTCAGAGGTAGAGCATTGGACTCATAATCCAGGGGCCGTAGGTTCGATTCCTTCCCCCGCAACCAATATAAGGAGATTACATGAGTGATGTTGATAAAAAATTTCGTGAAGAACAACTAAAAAGAGTTCGCAATCTCAAACAAGTGAGTCCAAAGCCTAAAGCAAAATCAAGCTTTGCACCTAAGATGACTGTGATGCGTAAGGCAGGTAGAGGCAGATGACACATCCAAAAGAATTAGACAAACCAGAAAAAGATCCTGTTCAGGAACAAGATTCAAAAAATGAAGATGATGAATTTCATCGAATTGAATACGAACAATTATTAAAAGGAAAAGATTTTAATAATGTAAGTGGTAAGTAATACAAAGATAAAAAGCAATACACATATAAATCGATTGGATGAATTATTTTCATTGTTTATTTAGGTGTGTGTTCTGCCCACAATAAAAATAATAATATAACAATTGTTATTATGAAAATTAAAGGTTGTTCTTTCATTTGTATAATTTAAAAAAATAAGTTATTAAAGCTGCAACAGTTAAACACCACCAAAATAAATTAACCATTTTGTTTCTATCGGTGTTCATATATTTCATTTCTTCATCACGTTCTTTTTTAATTTTGGCTTTGAGAGCCTCAATTTCAGCCCAAGCGTTTTTACCATATTTTTTAATGGCTTCTTGTTTTAGTTGTTCTACTTTTTTCTGGTGTTTTTTTTCTGATTCATATTTGTCATATGCTCGAAAGTCCTCTGAAGCGGCTTGAAGTTCCATCTGAGCTTTTTCTTGCATCCTTTTTTTGTGCTGTTCTTGGACATTTCTTTCCATGTCAGCCTGTTGGTCAGTTACAACACCAGATAATTGTTTGCCAATATTTTGAGCTTCTTTTAAGGTATCAACAGCCACTTTACCAGCAGATAAATTAATATTTGTCATATTATTTCGCTAAAGGATTATCCATTGCTTTTTGAATCTTACTATCAATCTCTTTACGAAGTTGCCGAATATCTTGGTCGGTCTCACGCTGGGATTGTTTAGAACTTCTTTCAACATTTTCTACCACTTGTTCTAATCTACGAATATCATTCTTCAAATCATTTTTGATATCTCTGGTGTAATCAGTAGCCTTGGCTGAATTTTCTTCAACGATTGCTAACTTCTTTTCCATTTCAGTCAAATCTGGTGCTACATACTTTTCAATTTTAGTTTTCATATCTTGGTATGACTTGTATACCTCAAATGCACCATACAAGGCACCAAGTGTAGATGATACAATTGTAAACGCTACCATTAATTTTGCTGGAGTGAATTCATAACCACCAATACTGATAACTGTATCTTTACTGGCATACTTTTTAACAGCGGCTTCTGCCTCATCAATTTTTTTGTTTACATCTTTTATTTCTTCTGGCATTTTATTTTCCTAATTGATATTGTTGACTAGTCATTTCGTTATGTAATTGGTCTGTACCGCCAAATAATCTGCGTGATGCTGACCGATTGTCAATTGTTTTCTGTCCACCATAAATGGTGAATGGTTTGTAAAATGAAACATCTTTCATTACGACATTGTTATATGCGTCAAAAGATGGATTAAATCCCATAGCTGCAATAACTAAACCTTGTGTTGCAACCTGAGCACTCATTGATTTTGCTTCACCACTTTCTTTAACCGCTTCTGTTCCTTTTGATATTGCTTCTTTTCTGGCGGCTTCTATTCTTGCCTGTTGCATTGTTTGCCTTGGTGTTGATGCCGTGGTGGTAGAACTGGAACTTGCCGTTGTAGAACTAGATGGCGAAGAACTGGAACTACTTGAAGTGCTAGATTGAGTTTGCACCGATTCAACTGCTAATGCGGTAGTCGTTTGTTGTGAAGATGATGGTGTTGTTAATTGCACAGGTGCCGCTGGTGCAGTCGGTGCTGTTGATGTTGATGTGGTTGTAATTGTTTGATTAACAATTGGATCCGAAACTAATTGTGGTGTGCTATTAGATGTTGAACTGGTTGTCGTTGTAGTGGTTGTAGTTGTTGCTACAGGTACCACATAGCCAGAACATCTAGGACTGGATTGTGGATTTGCCGTGCAAGCCTGATTAAACAAAAACGCTTGATATGCTACATCATAGCCTGGACATTGTGGACTATACAAAGCACTTAAACCACATTGTTGATTGAAATATGCTCGTTGATAGCCAGGACAAGAAGTTGAATACAATGGATTTGCGGTACATTGTTGTGTTAAGTATGCTTGCTGATAACCAGGACAATTTTGATTATACAATGAATTCACACTACATTGTTGGTCAAAGTATGCCTGTTGATAACCAGGACACGATGGGTCATACAAAGCACTAATACTACATTGTTGGGTTCTGTATGCTTCTGCGTAACCTGGACAAGATGAATTGTATAATGGATTAATTGTGCATTGGTCAACACCTTGACCTGTTCCACCTAAAGCCTGCCAACTAAAAATAGCAGAAGAACCGGGAGTAATGTTTAATCCTTGGCCATGATAATGTTGATAGTATTCACCTTTACTTAAATCACCAGCAAATCCTGATGTAACAGCATTCCATTGCACCATAGCACCAGCAATACGGGTGTCTATAAGTCCTGATGAATTAATTTTAATTTCAAAACTATTACCGCCTTGCGAAGAACAGCATTGGCTTAAATTATACCAACCATAAGTCATTGAGTTGCCTTCACGGAGATAATATTGATTTTGCCCATTCCAAGAATACAAATCCGTATGTAATCCGTAAATCGTATAATTGTAGCGTGGGTCGGTTGTATTTCTTAAATCAACACCAGAGCAACAACCTCCCCATAGACCTGATACTTGTGGATCACGGAACGTTACAAACCCATTTGTTGCTGCCCACGATGTGGTGAAGTTTTGACCATACATTGGAAATGTAAAGCCTAATGGAACTTGTGTATACCAATCATCTGATGTGGTGATGTTCACAGCATTTGGATTGGTGCGAATATCTTGTAAAGGCAAAGCGTTGACACCTGTACCAACAGTTACAGAAAGACCTGGAGCACCAGGAATTGGTATGGTAACAATTTGTGCTTTAGCTCTTGGTGTAAAAGCAACCAAGGCTAAAACCACAATTACTAAACCCCAAAATCTCATTCTTTACTCTTTATTTTTTGTGGCTTACGCTCTGGATCAGCTTCCCAAATTACTTTAGCTTCATTACCAATTTTACCATCAACTGGACATGGAGTACCAGCATTCATCATGGCAGTAAACACACGCTCATCTTGGCAAAGAGTGGAAACGGCAGCAACTTTCATACCCATATCATAAAGAGTTTTGGATAATTTTAATCTTTCACAATTTTTATCCACAAAAGTGGAACCAATGGCAATACCTAAAATTTGTGTTTGAGCTGCACCTGAAACTCCTACAGCACAAAGGTCGTTATTAATAGATGTGATGTTTGGTGCCACAGCGGTTGGTGGCGGAGATTTAATTGTTGTCGTGCTATTGGATGTTGAATCGCTAGTGCTTCTTGTTGTTGAATCTGTTACTATAGGGTCTGCATATATTGTAACCGAAATTGAAGTGGCTATCAATAATGCAGCCATTTTACTCGGCAGACTGCGAGCGGTCATACTTTTATACATTTATTTTTGATAAAGGTTGTCCTCTACCATCCTCTGTTAGTTTTGTTAATTTGGGATAATAAAGAATACCAAATGTCAGATTGACAAGGTCTTAGGAATAACGTATAATCAAATCAACTACATACTTATTTATAACGTGGAGATAATTAAATGAAAATATTAGCTATGAAACTTGTTACCGGAGAAGAACTTCTTGGTGAAATTGAATCGGAATCAGAAACCGAATTCGTACTTGAGAACCCTGTCGGTATTGCCATTGTGCGTGATCCCAAGACTGGTCAAGCCAATGTTGGGTTTGCACCTTTCCCATTACATGCCGAACAAAAGAAAGGTTCTACGCTTGCCATCGCTAAGAAAAATGTAGTATACTCTTATGTTCCAGCAGAGGACTTTATTAATAATTATAATAGCGTCTTTGGCTCTGGTATTGTGGTAGCAAAACAACAAATCATTACAGGATAAATTTGAGTAATTTTTATACAAATGTTCAATGCTTCGGCAACAATATATTATATCGAGGCATTCAAAACGGTAAAAGAGTGAAGGATAAAATTAATTATTGTCCCTCACTTTTTATACCTTCTAAAAAAATAACAAACTACACCTCACTCGAAGGTGATTATCTTGATGAGAAAAAATTTGCCTCTGTAAAAGCGGCAAGAGATTACATCAAACAATTTGAAGGTGTTTCTGGGGCACCTAGAATTTGTGGACAAACCCGGTTCGAATATGCTTTTATTGCCGATCAACATACCGGTATGGTCGATTACGATTATGAAAAAGTATCTGTTGCTGTAATCGATATCGAGGTGGGTTCTGAGAATGGCTTTCCTGATCCATACGAAGCAAATGAACCTATTACAGCAATCTGTTTAAAATTCACCAATAGTCAACCGATTGTTTTTGGTTGTGGTGAATATCAAATTCAAGAAAATGAAATCTATATTCGTTGTAGAGATGAATATAATCTCTGTAAGAAATTTCTAGAATTGTGGAAAGACAAATATCCAGATATCATTACTGGTTGGAACACCAAGTTCTTTGATATACCTTATCTTGTCAATCGTTTTCGTAAGATTCTAGGTGATGAAGAAGCCAAGAAACTATCACCATGGAATTATATCACAGAACGCAAAGCATATGTAAACAATCGACAGTTAATTGATTATACACTTGTTGGTGTTTCTTCACTCGATTATATTGAGTTATATAAATGGTACGCACCCGGCGGCAAGTCACAAGAATCATATCGTTTAGATAATATTGCACAAGTAGAACTTGGTGAAGGCAAACTGGATTATGATGAGTATGATAACCTCAATGCTTTATATCGTTTAAACTTTCAAAAGTTTATTGAGTATAACATTAAAGACGTTGAACTCATTATTAAACTTGAAGATAAATTAAAACTGGTTGAACTGGCAGTCACTCTTGCCTATGATACTAAATCAAACTTTGAGGATGTGTTTGCTCAAACTCGTATGTGGGATTCTCTAACATATTCTTATCTGTTTGAGAAAGGTATTATCGTACCACCAAGAGTTGTTAAAGATAAAGATTCAGCATTTGAAGGTGCATATGTTAAAGAACCTCAAGTTGGCAAACACGATTGGGTGGCATCATTCGACTTAAACAGTTTGTATCCACATTTGATGATGCAATATAATATTTCACCAGAAACATTAATTGAACCACAAGATTACACGGAAGAAATGCGTGAGATTATTTCACAAGGTGTTTCTGTTGATAAACTTCTAAAGAAAGAAGTTGATACATCTAAACTAAAGAATGCTACACTAACACCAAACGGCCAATTCTTTCGTACTGACTTTCAAGGTTTCTTGCCAAAGATGATGGAAGAAATGTATACAGATAGAAGCAAATTTAAGAAGTTAATGCTTCAAGCAAAACAGGAGTATGAAAATGAAACGGATGATTCCAAAAAGTATGCAATTGAAAAACGAATTGCCAAATACAATAACATTCAGTTGGCCAAAAAGGTCTCTCTTAACTCTGCTTATGGTGCTTTGGGTTCTCAGTATTTCCGTTTCTACGATCTGCGGATGGCTCTTGGCGTTACTACTGCTGGCCAATTAAGTATTCGTTGGATTGAGAATAAATTAAACTCTTACATGAACAAATTGTTGGATACAAAGAATGATGACTACGTTATTGCGAGTGATACTGATTCGATTTATTTACGCCTTGGAGGCCTCGTTAGAAAGGTCTACGGTGATAGAAGTGTTGATACGAACAACATCATTACATTCATGGATAAAGTATGTGATGATAAAATTCAGCCGTTTATTGATGTATCCTATCAGGAACTTGCTGATTACGTCAAAGCGTATTCACAGAAAATGGAGATGAAACGAGAGGCATTGTCCAACAAAGGATTGTGGACAGCCAAGAAACGTTACATTCTAAACATCTTTAATAACGAAGGTGTGTCATATAAAGAACCTTACATGAAAGTCATGGGTTTAGAAATGATTAAGTCCTCAACACCATCTTCTATTCGTGAGAAGATGAAAGAGGCCATCAAAATAATGATGTCAGGCACGGAACAAGATATACACAATTTTATTGCCAACTTTAGAGAAGAATTTCGTAAGTTGCCTCCAGAAGAAATTTCTTTTCCTCGTGGTCTGAATGGTTTGAATAAATATTCAGATGCAGCCACTTTATATAAATTGGGAACACCAATTCATGTTAAAGGTGCAATTTTATATAATAACTTTTTAAATCAGAATAATCTTACCAAGAAATATCCACTCATTCAAGAAGGCGAAAAAGTCAAGTTTACATACTTGAAGATGCCAAATCATTTCAAAGATACCGTCATTTCATATCCTTCACGACTACCAAAAGAACTAGGTTTACATGACTATATCGATTATGATATGCAATTCGATAAAGCTTTCTTAGAACCAATCAAAGTCATTTTAGATTGTATGGGTTGGTCAACAGAAAAGGTAAGTACATTAGAGGACTTCTTCTCATGATTATTTTAACACTATTATCAGCATTACTATTATCTGGTATTGCCGCCTATTATTCTATTATTGGTTTGGCTGCAATCTTTACTGGCGCATTTTGGCCAATCGTTTTTATGGGCTCGGTCCTTGAGATGAGTAAGTTGGTGACTGCATCATGGCTTTATCGTAATTGGAAAACCTGCCCACTTTTATTAAAATCATACTTGACATCTGCCGTAGTAATATTAATGATAATTACAAGTATGGGTATTTTTGGCTTTTTATCTAAAGCACATATTGATTCTACACTAGAAGCTGGTGCCAACTCCGTAGAAATAAGAACACTTAAACAACAAGAAAAGATTGCCAATGAACGATTAGAATATTTACTGAAACGTGCTGGTAATCCTGAAACGGCATCAGCCAATGTTGATAGGCAAATTCAACAAACACAAAGAGAATTGGCGGATATTAATAAACGAAAACTACCATTATTAAAAGAAGAAAACAAATTAGTGGCAGAAGTTGGTCCTATCAAATATATTGGTGATATGGTATATGGTACAGATGATGCCAATGCCATCGATAAAGCAGTTCGTTTGGTAATCATGTTAATCATGGTTGTATTTGACCCGCTAGCTGTGTTATTATTGATAGCAGCAAATATGTCAATGCAACAGAGGAGTGGTAAACCAATTGTGGAAAATAATACTGTCGTTGCTTTGACACCAGAACCGGAAAGAAAATCAAATACAGAGATAGATATTCCTGTTTTTGTAGAAAAGAAAATTGATGTTGTTGAAGTTGAAAAAGAAAACATTACTTCAATTGAAGAAATTAAACCTGAACAAAAAGAAATTGTAATTGATGCTGCGACAGGTGAAACAATGCCTCCAATTACATCAAGAGAAGAACACCATGCTCCTGGAATTTATAGTGAGTATCATGAACCAGAGCCTGTTAAAAAATTAGAACCTAAGTATGATTATGATGCTGAGTTTGCATTTCGTGAAAAGGAAAAGAAATGAGTATACTTGATAAAATTAAAAAGAACAGTAGTATTAAAGAGTCAGCAATACTGTCGAAATCAAAATTCTTCACACAGAAGGATATGATTCCAACATCTGTGCCAATTATTAATGTGGCACTTTCTGGTCGTTTAGATGGAGGCCTAACACCAGGTCTTACAATGTGGGCCGGTCCATCTAAACATTTTAAAACCGCCTTTAGTTTACTAATGGCAAAAAGTTATTTGGACAAATATGATGATGCAGCGTTACTATTCTATGATTCTGAGTTTGGTACTCCTCAGTCTTATTTTGATAGCTTTGGTATTGATACCGAGCGAGTTCTACATACACCTCTTACTGATATTGAACAATTAAAGTTTGATATCATGCAACAGTTAACCAATCTTGAAAGAGGTGATAGGTTAATTATTGTTATCGATTCAATTGGTAATTTGGCGTCAAAGAAAGAAGTTGAAGATGCACTAGAAGGCAAATCAGTTGCTGATATGTCCCGTGCCAAACAAGTTAAAAGTTTATTCCGTATGGTAACACCACATCTTACGATGAAAGATGTTCCAATGATTGTGGTCAATCATACGTATAAAGAAATTGGTATGTTCCCTAAAGATATTGTAGGGGGTGGAACCGGTTCTTACTATTCTGCTGACAATATTTTCATCATTGGCCGTCAGCAAGAAAAGGAAGGCACAGAAGTTGTTGGTTACAACTTCATAATTAACGTGGAGAAATCACGCTATGTTAAAGAAAAATCTAAAATTCCTGTTACTGTTTCTTTTGATGGCGGTGTTAGTCGTTGGTCAGGCTTACTTGATTTGGCACTTGATTCAGGCCTTGTCGTTAAGCCTTCTAACGGGTGGTATAGTAGAGTTGATGTTTCTACCGGTGAAATAGAAGCAAAAAAATATAGAATAAAAGAAACTGATACTAAAGATTTCTGGATGCCTATTATCACTAGTAAAAAGTTTCAAGACTATGTGGCAGACAAATATCAAATTGCAGCCGGTGAAATTATGCAAGGCGGTATTGATAATTTATTTGATGAAATTGTAACTATGAATGGAACAGAAGATGAGTAATGAGGATGCTAAATTAAAACATTCTAAGCGTATTCAAAAGACTCAAAATCAAATTAAAAAACAAACCAAGATTGCAAAATCACATGGCATACCGATAGATGAACCACACAAATTTGCCAAACATCATGCAATGGATTGTGGTAATCCTGAATGTGTAGTGTGTGGTAATCCTAGAAAAGTGTGGAAAGAAAAGACCATACAAGAAAAAAGATTTGATGAGGTGAAAGATGATTGAAGGCCTAGATTACTGTTTTATCTATCCTAAAAATGATGGTACTGCTGTACATATTAAATTTTTAGAGGGACCATACAAAGATACCATATTCAAATATGGTAAAGTTAAATTTGAGGAAAAGAATGATTTGGTCTATTTACTTTTTGCTTATGATGTGATAGAATCACCAGTTAATAAGCCAAGAAAATTGGAAAAAGATGACAAGTTTAAGAACTACATTGGTGATTTACTTGTGGAATTAATGAGTAGTAATATTGAACAGGAAGTAATTGATGAAACTGGAAACAGCAATACTGAAGAACCTCATCTATAACGAGGAATTTTTAAGAAAAGTATTACCATTTATTAAACTAGAATATTTTAGTGATAGTGTAGAAAAAACTTTATTCAATGAAATTACATCATTCACAGAGGCTTACAACAACACGCCAACGATTGAAGCACTTAGTATTGCCATCAAAGAAAAGAGAAATATTTCTGATGATGAAGTTCAGAGATGCGAAGATTATCTATCAGAGATTGAAAAAAATAAATCAGCAGAAACCGAGGTTCAATGGCTTGTTGATAAGACCGAAAAATTCTGTCAAGAAAAGGCCATCTACAATGCAGTATTGGGGTCTATTTCAATTCTCGATGGTAAAGATAAAACTCACGAAAAAGGTCAGATTCCCAAGATATTATCGGACGCCTTGGCCGTTTCGTTTGACAACTCAGTAGGCCACGATTACTTACAGGACTCAGATGCTCGATATGAATTCTATCACAGAAAAGAGGAACGAATCCCATTCGACCTCGACTACTTTAACAAAATCACAAAAGGTGGTTTACCAGCTAAGACGCTTAACATTGCTCTGGCGGGGACTGGTGTTGGTAAATCTCTTTTTATGTGTCATGTGGCTGCTTCGTGCATGGTTCAGGGTAAAAATGTACTTTACATCACTTTGGAAATGAGTGAAGAAAAGATTGCAGAACGAATCGATGCCAATTTATTGAATGTCACTATTGATGATTTGATGGAGTTACCAAAAGATATATACGATAAGAAGGTCACCAGAGTCCGAGAAAAAACAACTGGTAAGTTAATCATTAAAGAATACCCAACGGCATCGGCTTCAACCATTCACTTTCGAACATTATTAAATGAACTTAATCTTAAGCGTTCTTTTGTACCCGATATTATCTTTGTTGATTATCTTAATATCTGTTGCTCTGCTCGTATTAAAGCTGGTGCAAATATTAATTCATACACCTACGTTAAAGCAATTGCAGAAGAACTACGTGGCCTCGCTGTTGAGTATA